AATATTGAAGATGTTGTTGATCTGTAGATTGAAGCCGATCTGAAACACCCGCGTGATGTTTGCAATCTGCGGTCCGTTCGGATCAAGCGAGTTCGTGTCAATGTACTGGTTGGTGATGTCCTGCTGCGTGATCTGATACTTCCAGTACTGACGCTGCATACCAAGCGAGTTCCAGTCGTTGAAGTATTGGATAGCCTGATCAATGCGGTCTTCCACTTGGGAATCGTCCACATTGATCTCTATGACAGGCGCACCGAGAGCGCGTAGGCAGTATTCCTTGAACTCTTGTCGTGTGGTAGGCTTCGCCATCGTGTCTCCTTTAGAGTATTTAGGAGCAGTTCGTATTAGCGTCTTAGAGTGGCAATCAACCTAGCCAATTCTCCTTCTCTGTTGCATATTGCATCACAATACGGATCAACAAGAGGAAGTTTCATTAGATTGTGTCCATCTGTTATGTAATGCTGCACACCTCGTTCATACACCCGAGTATGAAATCCCCAAGGAACAGAATAATCTGGAATGAGTTTCAGAAAATGACCAAAATCATATTCGTTTTCATTCAGAGTTATTCTGAAGCGATCATAGTGTATGAGTTTCATGTCATTAACCCGCTGGTGTTGGTGGAATGTCGGGATCTGCGTACTTTGCTCGCTCTGGATTTATGTACTTGCCAGTAATTTTGTTGACCGCTGAAATATAGACAACAGGATTTTCTTCTGCTAGTGCAGACAATTTGTACAGCAATTGGTCTGTCGTATACCCCTTTGTTGCTTTCAGAACAGAGAAATCCGAGGAAGCCTGTAAAGTAGTCTTCAAGTAACTGTTGCTGTTTGAAGAAGAACTATGATAACCCAACACATCAGCATACAATGCCTTTACTCCAGCCGTATTGAACGAGAAAGCGGTGCCGTATGAATCCTGCAAATAGTATGTGCCGTTAAGATTGTTGTTCACGATATCGTCACGAAGATATTGCAGTGCATTGATGTTTGTCTGTACGGGTATGAATGTGAATGTGCCTCCACTGAATCCTGTTCCAGCAAGAAGAAGCAATGACGGAAAGTCTCCTGTTTTGCCAAGAGTTCCGTACATTCTGGATCCACCAAGTAGCAGGCGATACGACAAATCAGAATTTCGCTCTCTCTGTGAGCGTTCTTCGTCAATGCTGAGTAATTGCTCCACAGAATTGACTTTTAGTGCGGCTGCACTCTTGTAACCAAACAAGAAAGACGATCCACAAACACCAGAAATTTCAAATCCTCCACAGATTCCGCTGTACAAAGGAACACCGTGGGTTGATCCGTCTTCTCTTTCTACCATGCTAACATAACAATTTCCTTCAACATCCTGAACATCAAGAACTGCAACAATCTTTCTATCGGTGTCACACGGAGCAAATGTTGTTCCGCTTGGACCATCCATGCTCAGGTAGAATACTGTATAGTCTCCAGAATCTTGTCTTTGGCTTGGAACAGTGGCTCCACCCGAAAAAGTGAATCCACGAAGAGCATCAAGGGTTGCTCCTCCGCTAACAATCCAATCGTCCACCCAACCACGGAAAGGACGATTTCCGTATTGATCCGAACCAATACAGAACGGACGATTCGTTGTTCTTATTTTTGCAGAATTTCCACTGCTTGATGCCACAATGGTTCCATTAAAGAATGTGGCTACACTGGTAGAAACTCCATCAAAATAGTAGGCTACTGCCAAGTGGTGCCACTGATTAAGCGTGATTCCTTGCGGAGACGCATTCACGCTGTGCTCAAAGCCACTATATGTGGGAGAAGCATTTGTTGTCCACTTGAACTGGAGTCTGCTGCTTGTGTTGTCGTACACAACAGCATAAGCATCCATAGAACTGCCAGCAGTAATGCTTTCACACACACAACACAGAACAGGATCGTAAGACGAAGGAAGACCAGACTGCAAGTACAGGTGACCACTGATCAAATGGTAATTGCAATTTTCCAAAGAGTAGCCACCAGGAACACGAAGTCCTCCTGCCGCAATAGCAGGCAGATCAAGATATGTTCCCTTCAACTGTAGAGCATTTATTCCAACCACCCTGCCTGCACAAGCACCGACCGTGCCAATCACTGGCGTATACTCAGACACCACATTTCCGTTCACAGTGTAATTGTTGAAAACTTCTGCCCGTCTGTTTGACTGAAAAACAATATCTCCTGGCAAAAGAGTGCCGTAAGGAGTACCCGCTAATTTCTGCTCGGAAGTGTTTGGCAGTTCTACTGTGTTGTATTGGGCTAGAATAGTGGTTGAACCTGCTGCGGGCGGTGTTCCTGTAAAAATCCGTGGTTCACCAGTTGCAGGATCTATTTCATTACTATTTGCAATCTCTTCGGGTGTAGGCGATTCGCGTTCGTAGATAGTCTGTTCGGGAGTAATGACACTTACAGGAATAAAAACAGGCTGTATGTCTGTGTCAGCAATCAGATACCGATACTGTTCCGTGTTTTGGGGTACGAAATTTGCAAAATCATAGTTTCTCTCTACAGAGATGATTTGACCTGTTTTCTGATCTAGTTTTACGAGTGATTGTGCCATGTTTGTTCTACACTTTCAATTAGAAGTCCGCACGGAACAGCCCACCACCATCAGCAGGAGAGTTCGCAATTCCATGACTGAACCCGCCAGATTCGCCAGTTATTCGCTCTATCATGTACTTTCCGTAATTGTTGATTACCGTTGTACCATCCATTCTGTTTCCGTCAACAGCAATTGTGTCTGGTATTCCGTAACGAGGTGTATCGGTTGAAACCACTCTTACAGGGAACTGTACAAAAGCGGTACTGCCAGCAATAACACCCATAGGCTTGTTCCAGAATCTCCACATAGGATCGGTTGAGGTCTGATCCATGAATCGGTGTGCGGTAATGCCCTGCTGTTTTTGGATTTTATACTCCACGCCACCAGACCAACCAAGCACGCACATATCTTGCTCAATAACAGTACTACCACTTGTTATGTTTGAAGTGTTTGTTGCCTTCGGGATTCGGACACGAGACTGTTCGCTGCAAATGATATACAGTCCATTAGAATCCTGAAACTCTGAAACTGCTCCACCAGAAGGATACACAGAGCCATCAGACGCAAACACAGTTCTTGAAATAGTGTCTGTTGTAAGGATTATGTCGGATCCTCTTGTTGCAACAACAGGAGCAGTTTTTTTGTACGCTTCTACGGTATTTGTTACGATGTCAGTACCACCCGCACCACCACCCCAATTTACGCGAAGATCAGAACTCCAAAACGGTCGGGGTTTAATCCAACAGTTGCGAGCGGTTCGTGTTGGTGTCACAAGTATAGCGTCACCCAGAACGGTAATTCTTGAATTTGAATCTGCTTTTAGTTGTGTGAAAGATCCACCAGAATTATAAGCAGTACCAGAAGGAACAACAGGAGGATTCTTTGTGTACAGATTGGCGATGATTATTTCACTATCATCCATTGCCCATATTCCATTGTGATTCTGACCACCAATAAGAAGATATGTTGAAGGGTAATACGCGACTCGCGCATCGCTTCTGTGTGCGCTGTAGGCTCTGGATCCATTCATCAGTGTTATTGCATTCGCGCCTCCATACAGCATAAGATTTTTCGCAAAAGACATTGTGGAACGGTCTTGCAACAGTATGCAGCCGCTTGCCCACTGATGATATGGAAACGAACCCGTTCCATATGGATAATCGTTCGAATCATTCACATTATAAAAGGATTGACGACCAACATTCGCACCAGTTCCACCAGGACTCTTCACTTCATAAGTTCCTCCTGGAACCTGAACTGCAAGATATTTGTCGCTGATAAGTATGGATCCACTGTAACCCGCTGTTTCTTCGCGGTCAATGTACGCATGAAAAGCCAGTGTGTTTCCGCTACTGACTTCAGTACGAAGATCATTGATATCGTATATCTTGTTCCCGAGCGGTCCAACAGGAAGAGTTAGCATATAGATCATTCTCCACCCAGCACCACTAGTGAGTCCAGTAGGGAATCCATCAGATGCAACAGGAGGATATCCGAATGATGGACCCTGTGTTTCAATCCCATTAAGATAAAAAGTGCTGCCAGAAGATCCACCATTTACAAATGTTTTATCGTAATATGTGTACTCAACACTATTATTGAATCCTCGGTAAACACCACGGCAGAATGTTTCTCCTTTTCCAGAAGTGCCAGGTCTTTGAATGTACCCAACCCAGCCAGAAAAACGATTAGGAGAAGTACCAAAAAGATCCGAATGTGGAAGTGTGGTTCCCCATGCATTCTCTAGTGGACTGCATATTCCTGTGCTTGCTCCTCTACCAGCAACATTCGCAGCAGTAAGAGTCATTCCGTTCCAATACGGGAGGAAAAAGTACAGTCTATTTGAAGGAAACTGAACTTGGCTTGTGATGTTAGCGGATGTAAAGTGTACCTGGCTGCGATTTGCAGCCACAACATAATTACTTCCACCCTGTAGTATCACACTTTCATCACAGTATCTCATAGAGTTAGAAACTTTACTTCCTGCAAGTATTGGAGACGGTATACGATTAATTGTGAAATCCACAACCGAATCCTGTGCAACTATCGCAGATCCTGGACTATTCACATTCAGGATTGGGGTGTTGTTCAGCGAGCGCAAACGAGCATAGGTGGTCATGTGTCCACTTTGTGCTCGCTCGCCGTCAATCACAGATCCACCGATATAGGTTTGATATGCACCATCCGCTTTGGGATACCATTCAAAATCCGAATACGCTGTAAGGGTAGAGCGAGTAAGCACAACAGCAGAACGACCTATGTAACCACCAAAACCAAATATTCCAATGTGTCGTATAGCAAGACTTGCATCTGTGAGATTGATGCAAGGAGTTTGAGAGATAATTGGAACTCCCGCAAAACCAGAATTCATACCAGTGTCTTCTCCACCCGAGGCACTATGCCACGCTGCCGCACCCATACCAGGCGACACGACTGGTCTGCTCACACTATCATCAAGAACCGTAGAGCCAGTTCCGCCAGCAAATCCCTGTGTAACAAAACACAGATTACGGATGGCACGCAACGAACAGCCAATGATATTGATTGGTGTTCTGTAAGTGTAGTTGTTTGTGACCAGTAGGGTAGCAGTATAGTTCGTGACTAGTAGTGCCTCATCAGTTACCTGTCTGCTAGCACCAGAAAGAGTTATGCCAGGAAATATGCTGTCGTTGATGGTATACGCACTGTAACGAGTATCACTTCCGCGATCCAGACCTGCTGTGTACTGCATACCGTCCGTGTTCAGTCTGCCGCCTTGCGATGGTGTGCCTCCTGCATAAGTGGCTCCGTAGTACCCAACAGGATCGTACAATTGATTGGACGGCAAATTTCCTGCTATTTCGTGAAGCGTGTCCGTGGACTCTACATTCCTGATGCCACCACTACCACTGTCGTGGAATGTGCCTGCTCTCATGTCCAGATTCATGTTCAAAAAGTCAAGACCGAGTTTTCCCTCATCTGAAGTTTTTCGGACACGAGCAAGTCCAAGTATTCCTAGATGGTGTCCGTGCTTCTGTGCAGAAGTGTATGCTGGCTGGTGTCCGTACCACAATGCTGCATAAGCATCATGTGTTCGTTCAGAATGTTCTCTGGAAGAATTGGGAGAAGACGGATTGAGTGCTGTGGTGTAAGCATTTCTGTGAGCCGAAAGTTGATAGTATCTGGTTCCCAATATGGTGTTTTGTGCTTCATAATAATAGACTGGAGCAGCCAACCAAGGATTGCTTATGGAAACAAAACTGCCTACATCATCTGTGCGACTGCTGCCGTTGCCAGTGTATCCGTGAGCGGTTGTTCCGTATCCAGTGAATCCGCTGGTGGTTGCATCGGTGAAAGCGTTGTTGTCCCCTGTGGAAAGTGTGGTTCCGCGAGTCCACAACTGAACTGTACCTGTGTGTCCATGTGTAATGTATCGTGACATATCCCAGTTGTAGTCATCAACCGAGAACAGATAGTGCTGTGTGAGTGAGCGGGGATCGCCTTCAATGATAATGTTGTTTGCTTGTGGATGGTAGATTTTTTCGGGAAAGAATGAGTTTGCGTTGCACAAATACTTGCCCTTGAGGAAAGTAATGTACAGAATAGCCTCTCCACGAATAACAACCGAGGTAGCCACGCTCCACGCCTTTGCAAGAGTGGCATACGGATTAGTCTCGCTGCCATCGCCCGTGGTGTCGTTTCCGTTTGGTCCAATGTATATGCGGGTATCCTGAGTAATGACCGTAGTGGTACCAGGCAGGATAAGGTACTGATTAGGATACGGAAAGTGTGAAAATTGAGTCATGTGTTTCCTTGTTCTGCTCTATTTATCAAAATACCCTAATGTGTTTCAGGCAACCCGCATAATAAATGCCAGTGCGTAGTACGGAGGACGATTTTCCCCACCAGATGCAGAATCAACTGGTGTAGAGGTCTTGAGTCTGTATCTGTTGGTACCCACAGACACTCCGTTGTTGGTGGAGGCTGAAAGTACAAAACCATGAATTGGTCCTTGGCTGCTGCCGAAGAAATTGATGTTCTGATAAACCTGAGACTCCATAGTGTGACTGTGTGGAGGAACGGTTGATGCAGTGGATCCACCCACAGCAGCGCGGTTGTATGTTGGTTGTGATCCACTTACTGTCGCCGCAGCCTGATCGCTCGGAACCGTAATGCTAGTGGTGTTGATACCAACAATGAACCGCCCACGAAGGTCTGGAGTTGTTTGACCGCTCACGGTTCTACCGTCACACAATGCCCAACCAGTCGGAACAGTGCTGCCGCTCCACATGATGATTCCGCCGATGGGAATCGTACCATTACCGATGAAACTGGTAGCAGTAGTAATGCTGGATGAAGCAGATATTGCACCAACAACATCAAGAGCACTAGAAGCAGCCGTTTTTCCTATTGCAACATTTCCGCCAAACGGCTGAATGCACATGGAAACTGGACCATATGAACTTGTGGATGTCTGTATTGCAGATGACCCACCCAAAACTCCGCCAATCAAAACTCTGGGAGTAGAGGTGCCTGCTGCTTTAATGTGGACAGGTGCGCGTGTCCACATTTCCGTCATGGTGTTTGCCAGACTTGCAGCATCAGTTCCGCTTAGATTCACAAACAGACCCTGCTTGGTTCCGTCTGCTCCTTGAATCATTAGTTGTGCAGTGGGAGCATTTGTTCCGATGCCCACATTTCCAACACCATCAATTACTATTCGCTGTGTGTTTCCAGATGTGCCAAATTCAAGAGTACCCGCACCAGCACTAGTAGTTTTTGCTGTAATAGAAGCCTGTGTTGCTGCTCCGCCGCTTGGATTGGTGTTTGATCCGAGCAATATTCTTACAGAAGAAGTAGACGCAGCAGTGTTTATGAACCTAGCGCATTCTAAAACACCACCCTGTGCAGATTGACCAACAACCTCCAGCGGATATTTTGGAATACTTGAGCCAGTGTGAGTGGTGTATGCAGAATCTGTTGTTCCAATTCCCAAATACCCTGCATTGCTCAACCGCATCCGCTCGGTGCCGTTTGTGGAAAGACTGGTGTTTGTCTTGAACACCAAGTCCTCGCCCACACCAGCACCACGCATAATGCCTGACCGCAAGTCTCCAACCAAAAGAGTCGGATAGTTGATGTCCACATCATCAATTATTGCTGCACGGGTATACGGCTTGGCTTTGATAATGTACTTTGTGGCAAGGAAAGGCGGCATATTCTGCTCACGCAATCCACTGGAAACGGTTGTTGCAAACAGTCCACTCGTTGTGCTTGTGCCAACCTGTGTTCCAGCAATGGTTTCTTCCTGACCGCCAAGATCACCAATTGTTCGCGCCGATGCAGCGTTATAGAATCCGCTACCAGAGGGCGTGAGTGTGTCTGCATCAGCAACATCGTTTGTTCCAAGAGGAAACTTGCCCTGTAGATTAGGAGTCAAGAAATCCGTAATTTCTGTGGTTGCAACGCTGAAATTCGTGCCAACATCTCTGTACACAGAGTTTGCTGGATTCCATATGCGGAAACTGTTTGCAGTGGTTGCGGTTTGCGTGGCTGCTCCGCTGCCCGCACCGAACACCGCATTAGGAAAGTAGAATGTCTTTTTCGTGCTGTCGTATATGGGCAGAGTTTCCACCACCATCTGCGTGTTTGCCTGATTTATGGTGGTTGTAGACGAAAGAGAAACAACCCTTCCAATGATGGCTGCATTGGAATCCCATACGGTTCCGCTCCAGGCATTGCTGTTGGTTTTGTACTGTACAATGTCACCAGGTGCAATTGAAAAGGTTCCAAGACCTGTACCTGTGAATTTCACGCGGTGACCGTATATGGGAGCGCGAGGCAGCGTACCGTGAAGAGTTTTGTCATACAATTCAGGATACACCGTTACGCCAACAGGCTGCGCGTTGCACTCCAACCAGGTATCGGGAATAGCAGTTCCTGCATACGGCATGATCGTGCCGACAGGCTGAATCTGATCAATTGAAACCGTGGAAGATCCGCCGATCTGTGTTCCAAGATAGTTCACCACCACATAACCACCGTTGCTGCTTGCAGACCGAACAATAACGGGCTTCACAACCGAACCAATCACGCTTGGTGGACTGTGTGTTATTCCACCAGGAACAGTATCCGACAGAAACAGAGCAGGATACGAAACACCAGCAAGAGAAGGAATGTCTATAACACCAGAATACACCACCGTAAATGTATCCACATCCAACACAGCCGACACCACACCAACAACTTCAGAATTCTCCGCGTTGTTTGCTCGCGCGGTTGTCCACTGAGAAGTGTTGGTGTTGTATCTGATGGCAGAGCCAACGGTAAATCCGTGACCTGACTGTATCAGCGTGTCTTTGAGAGTGTTTTGAGTGGCTGCGCCACCCTGTAGATAGAGTGATGATCCCATATTATCGTCCTATTAACTTTCCTGTGAACGAGTGATACGAACCAGCGTAAACTGCACCAGAACCATTAAATGTGCCGTAAACCCCAATAGTATCATTAGCCGCAAGAGTCAGTATGATTGTTCCTGGAACCGTCACATAGTTTATGTTGTTCGTTGTGTTACTACTATTGTTTGGGCTATGGAAGATCGGACCCGTCTGCGTTCCGTTTTTGATAAACCTGTAATACGCATAACTACTGGCTGTAGCGAAATTCAAAGTGGTAAATATGGCGAAAGAAAACTCATATGTTCCATCAAATGGAGCAGTAAAAAGTCCAGTGGTAGTATTAAAACTTCCAGAAGTATCCGTGTATTCTGTATTCCATATGATTTTTCCAGCGGTAGTTTGTGCAGTGGCTGTGCTCCTGCTCACAGAGAAAGCAGGAATTCGTCCACGAATCACTCCGTTCACATCCAACGAAACTCCAGGAGCAGTAAATCCCACACCAACACTGCCGTTTGGACTTATGTAAAGTCCTTTGCCGCTGCTCCAAGGACCAGGTCCATAAGCAAAATACAGTGTGGATGGATTGCTGTCCGAACTACCAAGAGTACCCAATCCAGCGGATGCAGAGTTACCCGCAATGTCGGCTTGAGCGCGATACCATTTAATTCCGCGCGCCCACCCACCCGCACCCGATGAAAAATCGTGAATAACATTCATGCTACCCTGCTTGACGAGAAATTCACTTGATCCGCCATTGATCTTTAGAGATTGACAATCAATTCTAGTTCCAACCGTCAAGCCACCACCAACAATAAGTTCACCACCAGTAGGCTGAAGCGTAAGTGTTGCTGTACCCAATCCAGGATTCCACCCCTGAATCCAGGCTCCCGCCGCTCCACCAGAAACTCCCAGTTGCAACTGCCGTCCACCCAAAGAGAATCCGCTTATGTTGATTGCACCTTTGTTTGCAAGTCCAGGATTTTCGGATTCACCCAGAACATGAAGTTTGGTGGCGGGAGCATCTGTTCCGATTCCCACAAAGCATCCGCTTGCGCCAGTTGTCACATGAGGCGCAATCACCATTGCCGTGGCACCAGCGTAGGCATCAGTAACAACAAAGCGTTCGTTTGCGCCTCTTGGAGCAGAAAGTCTCCATGCATTGGCAGCACCTTCACGGAACAGAATCTGTCCAGCAAGGTTTGAAGAAGTACCCTGAATCACAAAAGCAGGTTGCGGGGAGCCTCCAATAGAAGCACAGGTTCCACTGCTGGCGTTTCCGCCTATGACCTTGAAGTACTCCGTTATGGGAGCATCCGAACCAATACTGCCGTTGGTGGCACCAAGACTGTAACCGCCAAAATAAAAGCCTGGACGAGAATCAAAATTTCCTAATTCAAACAGGGATCTATAGGAATTTTGATTCGTGGTGAGTTCGTATCCTGCTGCTCCTGTTTTACCACGAAGTCCCTTAGATAAAACTGTGTTTCCGCTAGAGTATTGCGTTCCAAAAACATTCAGTGTTTCTGGATACGGACCGTCATAACGACTGGCGATTATAACAGAACCCTCCGTGGATATACGATCACCCGCAAGAATCGGTCCTAGTACCGACAGTGTTGCTCCTGCTCCAACCGATGTAGAGGTGAATGTCGCGGGACCAACACGAACATTTCCAAGAGTGGTTCCATCAAAAGTCATCACCCGTGTTCCACCCGCAGAACCGCTAGCGTTTCGGACACCAAAGTTCAAATCGGCTGCTGCTCCGCAAGAACCCAAGTCCTGAATAAGCAGGTAGTCTAGTGGGGTGTTTGCAGAAAGCCCTGGTAAACCCGTCACATCTCCACGATACGAATACAGATATCCTGTGGTTGTACTCGTAGAAAACAGCATGGGTTTTCTAACATATCCAGGAATGGTTGGAGGAGCATCGTTGTAGCAAGGCTCTCCTGCTCGTTCTAGCGATCCTGTTGTTCCAGCACAACCAGAGTTCAAGAAATAGACTTTTCCGCTCTGCATATTGGATTTACTGCCGCCATTGGTTGCAGATATTCCAGCAGGGAACTCATAGAATCCGTCCATGAGAAGGTTGAACGCGCGGTACACGCCGCTGTCCCCGATCTCTTCACGACTCACCACAATGCCAGCAACTTCGGCTTCGTTTGTGGTGTTTGCCTGAGCACGAACATAGATTCCATTAGGATATGTGGCAGTAGATGTTCCAGGATCACTACCTACTCTGGTGTAGGTGAGTGTTGCACTTCCTGGCTTGAATCGTAGAATGTCTCCCAGTTTGAACTGGTTTAGTTGCACTATTCTTACTGATGTCTGCGCCGAAGAACTCAGAACCAATGGCTCTGTCATTACTCCGCCAGTCCACGGATAAACAATCGCGGACGAAGGTGAAGTGGCAAGCATCAATCCCTTGTGTACAACTCCTGCCTGAGTGGGCTGTGTTGCAGTTATCTTTCCAGCCGTGAACGGACTCAAATAGTATACAGACCCAGTAATCAGCGATGTGCCGTCAGCATTTACACCAGCACCAATACCAAAAACTTCACCGATGAATGTGATTTCAAATGTGTCACCATCAATAATATGTGATATGATTCCAACCACTTCCGCGTTTGTGGCAGAGTCTGCTTTTGCTGCAAAATACACACCAGAAGAATTTAGCGACAGGGGAATACCCACAGCCGAAAACGAGTGTCCCGACTGCTTTACTATTTTTTTGTTTACGCCATTGGGGATACGGACAAACGGTTGTTCTCCAGCACTCAAACCTGCCGTAGCGTATGTGGCACCGTTCACTACTTCCATGAAAACCGTTGCTCCTGCTGGCGAGTAACGGCTAAATGTGATAACTCTGTCTGTTGTGCTTCCGCCAACAGTGGTCAACGAAATCTGATACCCGTGTTCACTTGTAGTCCCGCCATCAAGCAGGATGGCAGTTCCGTGAACATCAAGAGTGGTTCCTTCATGGGGATAAATGCCAGCCACTCCGCCAGTAAAACCAATATGTGCATCGGATCGCCAGATTCCCGTCAAGCCATGAATGTATTGTGGAGTCCATATCCAAGAAGCAGTGTTTCCGCTTCCACGATTAATGAAGACTCCACCACCACCAGCCTCTGAAATTTTGGTATCACTTGCCTCTGCTGTATCACCAAGCACAAGATTGTAATCATCAATCGTTACAAGATTGGCGTTTACGGTGAATGTTGGAGCATTGAATGTAACAGGACCATTGAATGTTACTCCGTCTTCAAACACAACAGGAGCGATAAACGACACACCAGTAGTAACATTGTCTTGCAGTTCAAACAACGCAGTTCCACCAGCAGAAACGCTGATAGAAATGCTTCCCGAGCATACTCCCTCATACATCTTGAATTTGTTGAGTTTGTATACCGATAGATTGCTGATGTCCCTCCAAGTGTTGAAGGTATCACCAAGGTCTACTTCAGGTATCTGAAAATTGATGTTGTCTGGTCCTGTGTCTACTGGCATGGTTATTCACTCTTCCGTTGATTGGAAATGATTGACCGCAGTTCGTTCATTTCTTGCTTCAGTGTATTTATCTCTTGCCGCATAGACTCTATGGTGTCCTGATTCTTCTTTTTTTCCATGTACTCCTGCATCCTGCTGTGATCAGCAAGGATGACAGCACCGTTTGCTCCCCGTGTGTACTTCATCATGGCTTATAGTAACTGACGGTTCTGATGTTTCTAATAATCGGGGTATTGTCGTAAACAGGATTTGAAGGAGAAGTCATTCGCACTTTGATCTGATACGACTGGAATGTAGTATTCGCGGGAAGTGCGGACGAGCGGAAATCTGATTCCCTGAAATCAAAATCGGATGCAGCAGTAAAAGCAGGAGTAGTAGTGGAACGATTGAGTGGGATCCACGATTTTTCAAATATGTCGGTTTCCCCGTTTACGCTGTAGCGATAGTACACCTGTACACCAGATCCTAGCGGAGTGCATTCATCAACAAAAACCGCCAGACCATTAGACGAAATTGCATCTGGCAACTCTACTACTCGGGACACATATTCCGATACAGGGTTGATTTTTGTTTTGTACATCTTTACAGCAAAACCGCCCAACGATTGCAGATCCACAACAGGCGAAACTGCCGTGCTGGCACCACGCTTCAAAACCAGTGTTGCCGAAGGGTTTGATCCAATTATTTGAGAAAGATAGATGGATTCACCCGAATAATAGGAATAATCGGCTATTGTTCGGTCAATAGAACATCCGTATGGAATGATCTCGTTCATCCCGACTCGGACGATCTGAGAGTCAATCAATCCAGTAACAGTATTGAAATTAATGGTTCCCTGCTGAACGAAATCGCACCTGTTCACCGTGAACATGAGATCCGTTGAAGGTTCGGATACAGCATATCCTGTTCCCTGCGGAACAAACAGTGTCCCAACCAACTGTGAATTTCCTGCCCTGCCTGAAGTGGATTCGCCAACAGATACTGCATTAAAGCCTGTATCGGATCCATACAACTCGTAATCATCGCTATTGGACATTATCGCAAGAGCGTACTCACCAGGCTCAAGATAAACTGGACTACTAAACTCAAAAATCGTCTCTACTGGAGCATCACTGTTTGCATTGATGTTTTCTGGGAAAAGAACACTTGTGCTGAACGGCACAACTGCTGAAGGAGAGGGGTATCCAGAAATGGTTGGACGAATCTGTACAACAACTGGAATCCTAGAGTCCTTCTTGGAGAAATACAGAGAAACACTCTTCAAAAACACTCCTTCGGGATTGGATTTAGGGTCCACGAAGAATGTCTGTGCCATTGGATCTGCCCACTGATCATTTTGAACGGTATCAATATCTCGTAGGAAAGGATCCTTTGCTATGGTTTCGCTGCTTGGAGTTTGCCGTCTGAGTTCCGCTGCACGAACAGAATACACTCCAGACGAACGCTGCTCCAGTACTCCAGAACAATGAACAACAGCATCAGCAGACATTTCAGCATCTGCAATATCATCACTGCTAGAAATTCTTACTGTTCTCGTTCCAATCAGATTAGAACCACCGCTGATCAAAACAGTGGCAGAAGCAGATCCTCTGGAGTCTGTGCTGATTCCGCTTTGTACCAAATTGTTGTCAAAATACAAACGAAGATCCTGCGAATTTGGCTTCAGTCCGTGAACCGTTGCCTGAATTGCTGTTTCTTGAATGTATGGCAAAACACTGCGGTCAACAATCTTGTTTCCAATTTTGTTCTTGATTCTGCTCTTCAACTGTCTAGCCCTGACATAATTGCTAGTCTTTTCATTCAGTGGCTTTGCATTTCGGCTAGCGGAAGAACGAACATTTCCCGAGTTGATGTTTGGTATTGAGGATTCAGAATAAACGCGAGCAGTATCCAGAACTCTCTTCTGAATATCATCCTGAACCTCTTCCACATCATCTATTCCATACCAAATGCTTTCCCAATCGTTCCACTGTGTACCGAAACCCCGAGAATCGTTGGTATTTGAAGACAGCCAGTTATCGTTTTCCATCAGAGCATTTGTCTTGACTACAGGTCTATATGACCTATCATATTTCGGAATAACTGTCTGCGACAAAGACATGAAACCAAGCCAACTCACATTGTTTGTTGGATTGATCTTTATCGTTTTGGTGTAGGTTTTGTTCTCTATGTACGGTTTCGTATAGTAGTTGAGAGTTGCTATACCGTCAGCAGAAACGACCACATCCGTGGTCGCTCCAGCATAATTGAGAGTGGGGAACCCGATATCCACCGTTGAAAAGAATGGACGGAGTTCACCTCGTTCAAAGTCTATGGAACAATTGTGTTCATCAGAAGAAACATCTGATACAGAGTGACCATAGAATTCATCAACGAAAATTGAGGTTTTCAGTGGCTCAACTGTATCGTTAACCGATGTCTTCAGAGAGCGCGTCTCAATTTCGTTTTCCGAAATAGACAGTTTGGTAAATACCTCAACATCTTCCACTCTTCTCTGAATTCTACCGATGTCCGACATCGTAAACCGCTTTGTATCAAACGGCGTGATCAACACATCTTCTGGATTGTGTGTGAATGCGGGAACCGTTAGTGCAGATAGTATGAGCGCGTCTTGAGGATCAGAAGGTGGAACAGGAGAAATACTCGGAGTTCCATTTTGCAGGAAGAACTCGGGAGATCCGTCTTCTGGATCTACACGCAAACAGAGTTTATCTATGCGCGGAAGATAGTGATAGTATTGAAGTTCCGTGTCTCCAAAAGTTCCAAACTCGGATCTGCCGTATGGCTTGATCATAGGAGTGGATGCTGTAAGACCGCTGTGACGGAAATCCAAGCAGTTTGCAAGCGATACCGTCTTACCTGTACGAGGATTGGTGTACAGAGGAATTTTTTCGTAGTCAACATCATAGGAGTGCCGACCCACAAAAGGAGCATAAGGAAGACCGCTATGGGCAAAATACGAATATGTTACCTTGATATTGACAGCAGACGGTGCTGCGCCACTATATCGTGACTGACCAGCAGCAGACGATTTAATGTACAGTCTGCCACGATTGTATGTGGCTTCTCTCTGCCCATCGTCAAATTCAAAATCGCTCAAGTAACTAACACTAGTCGTGTTGTTCACGATGCTCTCAACAGAGAAAATGTCTATGTCTGGAAGTTCAAAGAACTTGCGACCAGTTGGATCTATTGAGTAAGTGGAAGAGAGAAAGGTGTGGGTCTTTTGGGTGTTTAGCGTCTTGATGCGATAAGTAGACGGATCAGTTATGGTTGGAGTATAAACCACGGGGGCTACTACTTTCAGATTTCCCGATCTAAATGCTGTTGGAGCATTGAAAATCTGAATGGTGAACTGAGTTTCGTCAACGCTAGAAAGAGTCACACCAGAAGACGGAAGAGTGTACGCCACACCGTTTGGATCAATTATAGAAATTTCTGATGTGTCTGAAGAGTTTGTAGGATCTCCGCTTCCATAGTTAAGGAAGTTGAAAGTAGATGCAACAGGAGAACTCATGCTGCCGCTAAAGTGGTCTTTGGTAACAGTATAGGTCGTAACATTTGTAGTGGAATTATGAGATGGAACAACAAAGTTAGTGTTGCCACCAATCATTTTTCCTACTACGCGAGCATATGATATATCAGAAACCGCATATCCAGGCTTCATTTCAAAAACCAAAGACTGCTTTTCCGACAATTGAACATTTCCAAAAACACTTCCAGAGTTAGGACTCAATCTACCTGCTGTTACAGCAGCAACAGATGGCGGAAGAGCAGTAAGATAGATCATCGCAGAAGTTCCGCTCTGCACAGATCCACTTATTCCATGCAGATACATTCTGTATCTGCTGTCGTTCTGACCAGCAGCAGTATTCGGCATCATGCCATGAACATAACCCGTGGCAACAATTTGATTTGTTGCATTATGAAAACGAACGAATGCAAACCCAGAGCCGATTGTAAACAGATTCGTTGAAAAAACTGAGCCAAACGAATCTAGTTTTACATCAACATAGTTGCCCACCGTAAAATCGTAGGACAGATACGACGGGGAACCTTCAAGTTTGGTTGTCTGTGCTCGGGGAAGTTCCAGCGACAGTGGATATTGGTTTTCAATTTCCCGACCAAGTACATACGCCTTTCCTTGTCCGACAAGCACCGAAAAGTTTGCCGTGTTTCCAGAACCTGGCTTAATCGTGATATCAAAAGGATTAACACTATACGAACCAGACTCATCAAATGTTCTGCGAGAAAGTGTTTTCTCTATCTCTGCGTATGAGATGCGATCAATCTTTTTTACAATCTTTCCAGACTCAAACCTCAACAGTTCCACAAAATCATTCGGTGTCTCCTCAATTCCGTACTGTGCGAGCACAGGAGTGATCTTGTAGCGATCTGCACCGATAGCATTGTAGTTGTATGATCCAATTGAAGGATCTCTCAGAGTCGCGTCTTGTTTGTCTGATATGTTGTCTCTATCAATAAAGAATCCGATCTTCTTTGATAGATCATCGTAATCATTCATCTCCAAGTCACGATGCGTTTCAGTGTTGTTGTACGGAGCAAAAACTTGTGCATCGGTTCGGACAAAAAATCCGTCAATGTAGAAAATTCCTTCAGTGACCGTTACCAGTTTGCACTTCCCTGCTGTAGGGAAAATAGAACTAGTTGGCACAGAAAACCCAGCAAGGGTCGTGCTGTCTTTGACAAAATCAAAGTTTCCAGAAAACTCAAATCCCGACAAAAAATCAACGATCAGTATGAGTTTTCCGTCACGAGAAACATCGGGGGAGATGTAATGAACAATTTTTGCTTCTGTTAGATCCCCGACAACAGTGGAACGAAGGTATCCACCAACAAGACTGTCGTAATCAGAAGATCCAAAAAGAGGAGAATCAACGCCAGCATCAACCATGATATAACTGGAGTTTCTTACCGAAATACCTCCACCAAGAACACGGGATCCATCCTTGAACAGATGGTCACCAATTTTTGAAATTTGGTTTTGTAGGAGTGTCTGCGCTTGCGTCAGTTCACGCGCTTGCAGAGCATAACCAGGCTTGAAAAGAACTCGCAAAAATCCTTTTGAAGAGTCAAAATCATCATAGTAAGGATTGATGTTGAATATGCTTGGATCGTATGCCATGTGTTCCTCTTAGAAGCCCAGCCGAATACGGAATTCTTCTTCTTGACCCAAAGTTCTCTGTATGGGGCGTACATTCTGTATGTATAACACCTCGCCCGATGTTGGTTTTATCTCTGCTTGAGTAACAGAAGAAACGATATAGTTACCAAGAGTAGTGCCTGTTAGACCATGCGTCTCTACGCTTCTGAACCTACCAACAGGATTGGTGACATACAGGTATCCTTTTGCGGGATTGACGAAATCCCAGTGGTAGACAGTTCCCCGAGCGTAGTTTGAAACTCCACTTGTTGAACCCTGAACAACAGTGTCTCCGTTGGAAAAAGAACTACGAGTAAGTTGATACGATGTAATGTCTATTCCGCCTGTAGCAGCGTTGGCACTGCTGGAAATGGTGAGTTTTTGTAGACCGCTATAAGAAGGAACGCTTCCCGCTTCATAGTAAGTCTCTCCCACATCAACAACGGAATACTCTGTGTTTGTTTGGCTATCGTCTTCTGTAGAGACAACTTGTGCTTTGCCAGACAACTCACGAATAATCATGACAGGCTCGCCATAATTCTTGTCTATGTCAACTATTTGTGCAGAAGCCCTAGAAGAAATGCCTTCTAGTGTTGCACCAGAAATGTTGGACACCAGACTCGTGTTTGTTTCCAACTCTACTGTCATGTCAGTTTTTTCAACAGAAACAATTCTTGCCCTGCTAGTTACAGAGAATCCATACGCGGCTCCCCCTGAAAACACTGTTCCAGCAGGAATCGTTTGCTTTACTGTTTCTCCAACCAAAAATCCAGGATTGTTTCGGTCAAGAACAATGCTATAGCGATTGATGCGATCATTTGCCGTTATAAAAGACTTTGGAGAACCACAGTTAACAGTCTTGAGAGTAATCTTGTTTGAGATTAAATCCCCTCCCTGCTCCAAAGACTTTACAGAAACAACCTTTGCGGCTGTATATGTTTCCAAGCCAATTATCGTGTTGAATCTATCACCACTGAAATGACTGGGAGAATAAACATCAGCAGGAACATACAAAGACACATCTCTGAATGCGTCAAATTCTGATCCAGCAACCCGAGCCGTTCCATCAGAAAGAATGGGATTCTTTATTATGCCGAACTGCCTGTAAGATCCGCTTCCAATAAACTTTTCCAAGTCCTCTTCACCAATGTCAATGATGAGGATGACATCCTTTACATTCAGTTCTCGGAGAATGTTGCTTCCGTGTCCGCCTTTAGGCGATGTGATAGGACGAATCGTTGGATGCTCGGTGGAAGCAGTCTTTGGACTGTTTACAAAAGCCTCTGCCCTAGAATACCCGTACCCACCATCAACAACAGAAACAGATGCTATGTTCTTGCTGTTATTCATTTTCGGCACACAATAAGCACCATATCCATCACCAACGACTCTAACAAAAGGAACGATTTCAACCGAAGCATACTGTGTTGAAGATGTTGTTGGAGTTACCACAAAATCAATGGCATCGTTCTTTACCACAAAGGTAATTCCTTGAGTACCAGAGTCTGTGGCTTCAACTATGACACCGTAATTTCCAACCTCTGATTGGTTTTTTGTGCTGCGCTCCACACGCAACATATATCCAACATAGTTCTGAAACTGAAATCCTGGACTTGTTTGCCTCAGTCTTGACAAAGAGTCGCTGTTTGTAATTTTCACAATCTTGGTTTCGTCATCAACCTTTGTGAATCCAGAAACATCTATAAGCGTTGTTGTGTTGGTGGAAGAGGTTCTAAAAACCGAATTGAGATAGACACCAGCACTAGATCCAGAAGCATTTGTGACCAATGCCGCGCTGATTTCTCCGTCTATTGCCTGTGCTTGGGTATTGTACTGGTTGGATGTTTCGGTTGCTTGTGCGCTGTATGCGTAGTCAACAGGCATATAGTCCGTCAACTCGTAAGGCACATCAGATTCTACCAGTGTTGACAAATACTTCCAGGTGTATCCATCGGCTGTTGTGAAGGGTATGGAATTACCGATTCCGCTAGGTACAACCGTTGATACCGCGCCACCACTGTTGCCAAGACACTTGTAGATGTTGTTTTCGTCTGTTACAACATAAAACACTTTAGGATTGTCTTCGTTGAAAAGTTCAACCGAATCATCGTACTGATCATAAGATGTGCCAGAAGACCACTCGTATCGCGGAAGAGCAAACACAACATTTCCAGGATTTATTTTCTTGTATGCAATGATGTTGTTCATCACATCATATTCAGCAGATACAGTATCGGAATACGCTGGAGGAGAATTGTCATTGCTCCAGGTTGTTCCTTTTGCTACAAACAAGAAATACTGATTATCGTTCCTCTCCAAGTCTGTGAGGAAACTTTCTGCATATGATCTTTGTAGCGATGCTTTTATGAATGCCATGATTTGTCCCTTAAGAGCCTATGTTAGAGTATGTATCACCCGCCAATGTGGTTCCGTTTGCAAGTCTGGTTCCAGCAGACTTGTAAACAAGATCGGGGATCTCAAAGAATTCTGAAAGTGTCATGCCACCAAACTCCGATCCGTAAGGCAGTGTTTGCAGATTTTTTCGGTTTGGGTGAGACTCTATAACCCAATACGCAGCAGTTCTTCCATAAGAACTAGCACTGTTTCTAGCGGACTGCATGGCTTCAGGCAATGT